GGTTAAGTGCAAGCGGGTCAAGGCCGACGACGCGAACTCCCTTCTGAACTGTCAGCTGAAATCTAGTAAGCCCGACCGGTGGCAACCGTTATCCTTGCAGTGAATCGCGACCTGGCTGGCCCCATCGGACCTAGCTGATGGTCACCAGCCTCTAGGAGTGTCGCCGTTCACGTTCGAGTAGCTATACGACAAAATACCCGGTGCGCGCGACTGGCCGATTAAGGCTGACTCAGCAAGACCGGAGACAATAAGTTACCTCAGGCGACAAGGCTTCAATATCTCTGCTGCTGAAAAATGGCAGGGCAGTGTAGAGGACGGCATAGCCCACCTGCGCGGTTTCGACGAAATAATTATTCATCCTCGCTGTAAGAACGTGGCGATAGAGGCCCGCATGTGGTCATACAAAACTGACCGCATTACCGGTGAGGTGCTGCCCAAACTTGCTGACGGATTCGAGCACTGCTGGGATGGCATTCGCTATGGACTTGATGGTCACATCAAGCGCAAATCGCAATCAGTCGGGATGATGATTCCCAAACGCCTTCGATAAACGGATAAAGCATGAGCAAAAACCTACAACTGGCCGTCAACCATGCGTTGAACGACGCCCGGATGGCACGCGCCCGTATGGGTATGCTTTCCCCGACAATGGGCCTCGATACGAAGAGAAGTGCAGCGTGGTGTGAGTACGGATTTAAAGAAGAACTGACTTTTGATGACCTCTACAAGCTTTATCGGCGCGGGGGTATTGCCCACGGCGCCGTTATCAAGATCATTACGCACTGCTGGAAGACATACCCTGAAATCATCGAGGGTGATAAGCAGGATAAAGCGAAGAAAGTCACTGCCTGGGAACGGTCTAACAAGTCAGTATTCACCAGCCGATTCTGGCGCGTCTTTGCACAGGCCGATGCCCGTCGCCTGGTTGGTCGCTGGTCAGGAATCCTTCTTCACATTCGCGACAACAAAGCCTGGAACCTACCCGTAACCAAGGGGCGTGGCCTGGCTAAGATAACCCCAGTTTGGGCTGGGGCGCTGAAGCCTTACAAGCTTGACGAGAATATCAACTCAGTCACCTACGGTGAGCCCATTATGTGGGAGTACACCGAGAGGCTGACTAATGGTGGTGTTCGCCGCGTGCAGATTCACCCTGATCGCGTATTCATCCTTGGCGACTATTCAGAAGATGCCATTGGCTTCCTTGAGCCGTCATATAACGCCTTTGTCAGCCTGGAGAAGGTGGAGGGTGGTTCCGGCGAGTCATTCCTGAAGAACGCGGCTCGTCAGCTTAACGTTAACTTTGAGAAAGAGATTGATTTCAACAATCTTGCCTCTCTTTACGGTGTCAGCGTTGACGAGCTGCAAGATAAGTTCAACGAGGCGGCCAGAGAGGTTAACCGTGGCAATGACGTGATGCTAACTACGCAAGGGGCGAATGTCACACCATTAGTCACTGCTGTAGCTGCCCCTTCACACACGTATGACGTTAACCTACAGACTGCCGCAGCAGGGGTGGATATCCCGGCAAAAGTATTAGTAGGTATGCAGACTGGCGAGCGTGCCAGCTCGGAAGACCAGAAATACATGAATGCCCGGTGTCAGTCTCGCCGTGTTGGCGAACTCTCCTACGACATAGAGGACTTCACTGACAAGCTGATTGGCTTGGAAATCATCTCGCCAGTACCCGAGAAAACAGTCATCTGGGATGACCTCAACGAGCAGTCAGCATCAGAGAAGCTGGATAGTGCTGTGAAGATGGCGCAGGTAAACACTGCGTTAGTCGCAACCGGGGAAGTCGCCTTCACCGGGGAAGAGATTCGCGTTGCAGCAGGATATGAAGGTCAGACGGAACCACTGGGAGAGACGGATGAAGAAGACTCCGAAACCTCCGATACTGCCGGGAAACCCTAAAGACCCGACCGGAGTCGACAGGTTAGAGCGCAGTGCTATGAAAGACTTCGCCCGGCGCATAAAGAAGATCGGTAACGCATACGCAGCAGCGTTAGAAAGAATCCCCACATCACTCGCAGTTAACGCCAAGTACGAATATCAGCTCGACCCTCTGCTACTCAATATGATCCTGAATGATGCCAGCCTGTTGGTTGACTCTGTGTTGCTTGAGGGCGACCAGAACAACCTGTGGCTGACTGAAGGATATATCGAACCGGCAGCAACCAGGGGAACGGCGCAGGCTTACGCCAATCTCAGCCAGCAGTCCGCAGTTTATGCAGCCAGCCGTGAATCATTCCAGGCGCTTCTGCTGAGTGCGCCCTATCAGCGACGACTCTCACTGGTTTATGCCCGTGTATTTGAGGAGATGAAGGGCTTCACCGCTGAGATTAAGCGAGATATGGCCCGCGTGCTAACCGACGGGGTTGGGCGTGGCTTGAATCCTCGTGAGGTTGCCAGAAATCTTCGAGACCAGGTCGGGATTGAATCCCGGCGGGCCAACACTATCGCCCGTACAGAAATAACGACGGCTCTGCGGCGCGCGCGGTGGGATGAGGCGGAAGACGCGAGGGATGGTCTGGGCCTGCGGATTATGCTTCTGCATTATTCTGCTCTCAGCCCAACAACGCGGCAAACCCACGCCATACGGCATGCCCACCTTTACACGGTGGAAGAGGTGCGAGAGTGGTATGCGACCGGAGCGAACTCTATCAACTGCAAATGCACTCAGGTTGAGACGCTGGTAGATGAAAAGGGAAATCCTCTCAACGCCAAAGCCATCGATGTTGCCCGCAAAGAATTTCAAACCCAGTGGCAGAAGTTAGCCACCAACAAATCAAAATGTCATTGCTGCGCAAAGGCAGCCTGAGGTTAAACCATGCCAATGCAAGTCAATATCACCGCAAAGGTGAATAGCCAGTCTATTCGCCGAGAGGTGTACAACGGTCGCGATCACATCGTCATCCCCAGCTATACGCTTCCGGCAAACGTCATCATGAATAACGAACTCTATCCAGAGTCAGAGATTGATGCTCACTACCAGGGGCTTGAAGGGACACTGGCACCCCTTGGTCACCCCACGGTAAACGGTCAGTTCGTTTCCGCATTCTCCCCTGAAGGAATCAACGTTGGTTATGCCGGGGCGTGGAATCGAAACGTCAAGAAGTCCGGTAATCGCATATACGTTGAAAAATGGGTTGATGTACTAAAGGCCAATGAGAGTGAGAACGGGCGCGAACTTATCCAGCGTGTTGAGGCCATCGAGCGTGGGGAGGATGTCCCGCCAATCCATACCAGCGTTGCAGTATTCCGAGACCAGATGCCCGCCACTGACGAACAGAAAGCTATGGGCGCTAACCACGTTGTGAAAATCCATGCCATGGACCATGACGCAATCCTGCTTCATGAAGTGGGCGCCGCGACTCCTGAGCAGGGGGTTGGCCTGATGGTCAATGCCGACCTTGCTACGCCGATGAAGGTTAATTCAGGAGCGCTGATTGGCGAGTCATATCGAGAGCGCGAGCGCCGCCTGGAGAAAGCCGCCCGAGAAAAATTCGCCATCGGGCCGGATGATTATGCATGGGTCGCTGACTTTACCGAATCACAGGTAATCATCATCCGCAACGGCGGTGATGCACAGGTTTACGGTTACACCTCTGATGGCGGGAAGATCACATTTGATGATGCCGGGGAAAAAGTCACAAGACAGGAATCCTGGGTCGCCATCGCAGCCAACAAATTTAAATCACTTTTCACACCGCAGGAACAGCCTGCAGCAAACCACCAAACGGAGGGCGATATGCCTTTGACCAAAGAAGAACTCGACCAGATCGGCAATATCGTCAACAGCGCCATCGCTGCAAACAACGAAGTGTCGCTAAAGCCGATTACCGAAGCACTGACAGGCATTCAGGCCAATCAGAAAACACTGTCCGACTCCCTGACCGCTAACTCCCGCGCTGAAGAAGCTACCAAACGAGCGGCAGTAGCAGCGGTGCATGGAGAAATCGTTGCAAATGCACTATCTGGCGAAGCGCTTGAAGCAATGCACAAGAGCATCGGATCGCCAGCCCCATTGGGCGCTAACTCAGCAACCAATCAGGCCCCAACTGGTGCGCCAGACCCTAAATCCTACTTCGGAGGTGCTGCGTAATGGCACGTTATCGTCGAGTAAATATTGACGGTCAGTCACTGTACAAGACCGAAACACGCGCAACCGCAGCCGCTCTACTTCCGGGTACAGCTGCCGTCATCAACTCAAGCGATCAGTTTGCACAGGCAACAGCATTGCGTGGCCGCATCTACATTATCGATGTTGCATATCACCAGGGCTTGAAGATCACCGAGGCCGTACCGGCTGGTGATTCGGCTGTTGGTAATTACGTGGAGGAAGGTCGCGAACTGGCATTGCTCTGTGTGGCTGGCGCATACAAAAAAGACACCCCTATCAAGTTGGGTACTGCTGGTCAGTTCACCATCGCCACAGCAGATACCGATACGGTGATTGGCTACAGCCAGGACGAGGCGACCATTGCCGCCAGTTCTACCGACTTCATCCGCGTTCGTATGCGCGTTGGCACCGTTGCCGCAGCCTCTGGCGCGTAATCAGGAGAAACAGAATGTATTTTACCGCTGAAACACTGGCAACAAACAGCCGACTGCAGGGTCACTGGAGTGAGTTGTGGGCCAACCGTAATATCTGGAACCAGCACCACGACATGATGGTTAATGCGTATCGCACCAGCATGACTCCTGAAATGCTCGCAGTTAATGCTGTTGGTGGCTTCACTCGCGAATTCTGGGCCGAGCTGGACCGCCAGGTAATTCAGATGCGCGATCAGGAAACTGGCATGGAAATCATCAACGACCTGATGTCCGTTCAGACAATCCTGCCAATCGGCAAGACTGCGAAACTTTACAACGTCACTGGTGATATTGCTGATGACGTGTCGATCAGCATTGATGGTCAGGCACCGTATTCATTCGACCACACTGAATACGACAGCGATGGCGACCCGATTCCAGTATTCACCGCGGGGTACGGTGTAAACTGGCGCCACGCAGCAGGGTTGAGCACAGTCGGCATTGACCTGATGCTGGACTCTCAGGCATCAAAAATGCGTAAGTTCCACAAAAAACGCGTTGCCTACTATCTCAACGGGAATAGCGCAATCTCCGTGCAGGGTTACAAAGCACAGGGACTGAAGAATCACCGAAACACCACGAAAATCAACCTCGGAAGCGGCGCAGGTGGTGCCAACATCGACCTGACAACTGCTACCCCGGCACAGATGCTGGCCTTCTTTGGCCCAACCGGAGCGTTTGGCCTGAATGCTCGAAAAAACAAGGTCACTGCTTACGACAAGCTTTGGGTGAGCGCTGATATCTGGGCGAACATGTCAAAGCCGTACCTGATTGATATCAACGGCGGCACTAATGCCATGGTAAGCGGCACCGTCTTCGATGCTATCTCCAAGTTCATCCCTGCAAAATCAATCCAGATGACTTACGCCCTAACGGGGAATGAGTTCCTGGGCTATGAGCGTCGTCAGGATGTGGTTTCTCCGCTGATTGGCATGGCTGTTGGTATCGTTCCGCTGCCTCGCCTGATGCCGCAGAGCAACTACAACAACCAGATCATGTCTGCTGAAGGCATCTCGGTTAAGCGTGATGGCGAAGGCCTGGGTGGTGTTGTTTACGGCGCCGTACTGGCGTAAGGGGGCGGGAATGTCTAATTACGAAGTAATTAAGCCATGGCATGGGGTATCAAAAGGCCAGACCGTTGAGATTGGTGAGTTGAACCCGGCCTTAGCCTCGCATGTTCGCCTGATTGGTAGTGAGTCGGGCGAACTGTCACCTGCAACCCCAAGCGCCAAAAGCGAAGGCAAGTCTCGAAAAGAGGTTATTGCCGACCGCCTTACTGAGCTTGGTATTGAGTTCAAAGGTAACCTGGGCGCAGAAAAGCTCTCGGAGCTACTGCCGGATGGCGAACTTGAAAAGCTTTTTCCCGCAGAATAACAGCAGCCGCTAAGGCGGTTTTTTTTATGCCCTGTTTCGGCGGGGCTAAGAGGTTTTCATGGTTACCCAGGAACAGGCAAAAGAGTATCTGGAGAGCCAGGGCATCACATTGCCCGACTTCATTCTTGCCGCACTGGTAGAGCAGGCCAACAGCATCCAGGAATGTCTGGATGCTAACTACCCGGCTGCTACTTCGACACTCATTCAGATGTACCTGTTAGGACTGATGGGGCTGGGGCAGGGCGATAAATATATCAGCTCTCAGTCAGCCCCGTCTGGTGCGTCGAGGTCATTCCGATACGGTTCGTTTGCAGATCGATGGAAAGGCTCCCTCGGACTGCTAAGAGGTCTGGATAGGTTCGGATGCGCCGCATCACTTATTCCTCCAGATCCAACTCAGAAGGCCTTTGCTGGAATCTGGATTGGCAAGGGTAGCTGCATGTGTGGAGGGGAATGATGTCGATACCAGCATCAGAGCGTTTGCCCAGAAAATTCCAGCGCGTGTGGGTGAAGACGGATAGCGGGAAGGAAACTACCGGCTATGTGAACGCAGCGGGGGAGTGGCGCATTAACTGCCCGCGTATTGCTGCTGAGAATCCCACTGTAATCAGCTGGAGGGAATGACATGTCATCTTTAGCCAGTTGGTCATACACGGCGCAGGCGACCATCTGGAAGCCTCTGGGGCTCGATGAGTATGGAGATTCTCTTGGCTGGTCTGAGCCGCTGGTAATTGCCTGCGATTATCAAGGGGGGCTGAGTAAGCGACTGGGTGCCATTGGCGGCGAGAAGGTAGTCAAGAACACTATCTGGACGGAGTACGCACTGGCAGATGCCGGTGATTACATCCTGATTGGTGCGTCGAGCAACCCTGACCCGATCGCAGCGGGCGCTGATGAGGTGGTGCAGGCCATTCGGTATGCCGACACATTCGAGCGAACCGCTGACGACTTCGCAATCCTGACAGGAGTCTGATATGGGCGCGAAAGTTAAAGGCGTGCGACAGGCACAGCAAAACCTCAATCGCCTGGTGGGTGATATTCAGGGCCGTAAAGCGGTGAGGGCGCTGCAGAGCGCATTAATCATCGGCTCATCACAGGCATCTCTTTACACGCCCATCGACACATCAACCCTCATCAACAGCCAGTATCGCGAGCTCGATATAAAAGGGACGCGGCTAACCGGGCGGGTTGGCTACTCGGCTAACTATGCGGTTTATGTTCACGATCCGAATGTGCCGCAGACCTTCCGCCGGGCTACGGCGCAGAAAGAGTTCCTCACCAAAGGCTTCGAGGATACTCGCGAACTAATCGACCGCACCATTAAAAAGGAGATGTCACTGTGACCCCTCCGATGCACAAGCGCGTGCTGAACTACTTCAATGATGCAGCACTTACTACCGGCTATCTTCCTCAGCTTCTTGTGTGGAATGACACAGGAAAGCTCACCGATAACTTCATGGTTTTCCGTCCTAATGGCGGCGGACCTGTCCGCAACCAGCTTGGCGGTGACTATTACGTTATGGTCGATGTTATCGGTGCGAAAGGTGCCAATGGCGCGGTAGATGAGCGTGTACAGGCGATCATCGATTTCGTT